ACAACCGTACCTGTACCCGCCACTATGCCCCTCTTTGGGATGGGTTTGATGGGTCTGGCATGGCTCCGGCGCAGGAAGGTAGCATGAGACTCCTCTACAACCGACAGAACTTTGACAGGATCAAGCGGTTGAATGAGGACCTCTACCGAGAAATTGAGCAGCTTAAGCTCCAACTAACCAAGGCAGGAAAGAATGTCAAGTCCAGCAATAGCGGAACCAGCAATCCTGAAGGAACTGAGTCCAGCGGAGAAAGCGGAACTAGTAAAGCTCCTCGAGGAAAAGGAAAGCAGGAAGAAGTTCAACAAGCTCTCGTGGTTTAGTCCGTACGAATGGCAGAGGGAACTCTGTCAAGCCACTAACGGGCACCGTCAGGTGCTCGCTATGACCGCTAACCAAATAGGGAAGTCCACAATTGGAGCATACATCACTGCAATACACTCTACTGGGCTTTACCCTGACTGGTGGAAGGGACGAAGATTCACCAAGCCCCTTTACGTCTGGGCAGCAGGGGTTTCCAACGACACCACACGAGATATCATGCAGACCGAGCTATTCGGACTTGCAGAGGATGACTCACAGTGGGGGACCGGAATGGTACCTCTCGACTGCATCGGAGCACCGACCCGAAAGCGTGGTGCAACGGGCAACACGTACGATAGCGTCATGGTTAAGTGGCATGATGCCACAGGGAAGTTCAAAGGATACACCCGAATAGGCTTTAAGTCCTATGAAATGGGTGAGGAGAAGTTCTTTGGGAGACCAGTTGACTTCATATGGCTAGACGAACAACCACCCTCGAACATATACACGCAGTGCATCACGCGAACAGTTGCTACAAGTGGGGATGTCTTGATGACCTTTACCCCGGAACAGGGTGTAACCCCCGTTGTGCATCAGTTCATGCACGAGAGAAAGCCCGGGCAGTACCTCCTGACAGCGACATGGGACGATGCCCCGCACTTGACAGCAGAGACGAAGGAGCAGCTTCTTGCACAGTACCCGCCCCATGAAAGGGAATTGCGTTCAAAGGGTATACCGGTATTTGGCTCTGGCCTTGTATTCCCAATATCTGAAGCAGACATTACGTGTGACTACTTCAGCATTCCAGATGACTGGCCCCGGATGGCCGCAATCGACTTCGGATGGGACCACCCCACAGCAGTCGTCTGGGGAGCCTACGACAAGAACAGTGACACCATCTACATCTACGATGAGTACAGCAGGAAGCAAGGACTCCCTGAAATCCACATCGCAGCCATCAACAGTAGACCGAAGTGGATACCTATCGCGTGGCCTAAGGATGGCCTCCAAACAGACAAGGGGTCGGGGATATCACTGAGTGACCAGTACAAGAAGGCTGGCGCTAACATGATGCACGACTGGTTCAAGAACCCCTACAGCACAGCAGATAAGGGTAACGGTAACTACAATATAGAACCCGGTATCATGGAGATGCTGGCTAGGTTCGAAAGCGGTAGGCTCAAGGTGTTCCCGCACCTCATGGAATGGTTCAAGGAGTTCCGGGCGTACCACAGGAAGGAAGGGAAGATAGTCCCACTAAACGATGACCTTATGTCAGCCTCACGCTACATGGTCCAGAGTATCATACAGTACGGTGTATCCGGCAGAGGGTCCACAGGTGGATACGGTATGACTGGTGACCTACCAATACGAAGGTATACGATTTGAAACAATACGACTTGGAACCCATTACACTCGAGAACATAGGCCAAGCCTGTGATCGGGAGTTGCAGCTTGCTCAGTCGTGGATGGAGGGTGAGTTAGCCAGTGAGCAGTCCACTAATCTGGACTACTACTACGGTCTGCCCTTCGGTAACGAGGTTGACGGATTCTCTCGTGTTGTGACGAGGGACGTACTGGAAACAGTAGAGGGCATCATGCCGGACCTGATGAAGATATTCACATCCGGTGATGATGTAGTTGAGTTCGACCCTATGGGACCTGCCGATGAAGAGCGGGTAATGATACAGGGTAAGTACATAAACCACCTCTTTATGAACCGTTTCAACGGTTACCGTATACTATACGACTGGTTCAAAGACGCTCTCCTAATGAAGAACGGCTACATCAAGTGCGGCTGGGAGGACAGAGAGGAGTGCCAATTCAAGGAGTACAAGGACCTTAGTCCCGAGCAGTTCCAGATGCTCAAGGATGGGGAGGATATCTCCGAGGAGCTACTGGGTACTGAGTACTCAATTGATGACTTCGAGAAGTACAAGGACGACGACGGCAATATCACCTACGATGTCCGTGTCAAGATAGAGCGCCAGCGAGGACGACCCGACATCATGGTTATCCCCTCTGAGGAGCTGAAGATCAGCGAGAGGGCTAAGTCCATCAAGGACGCTGACTTCGTGGCCCACGTAACCACGATGAAGTACGGTGACCTCCGCTCAATGGGCTACGATCCTGATGACCTCGAACTGGCTATGGTTGACCCTAACATTGACCAGACAGGTGGTGTACGGTCAGCTCGATTCCAGCTACCTAGCGAGAGTGGTATAGGTTCGTTCTCACCGTTCTCAGCAGAGGATAACGAGGTACTGGTAGCTGACTGCTGGATCAAGCTCTACGACCCGGATGACAACGAGGTTAAGCTGTACAAGGTGTTCATGGTTGGCAGGAAGGCTATGGAGTACATGGAGGTAGACCGCTGCCCCATCATCTCACTGGCACCTATTATGATGCCCCACAAGCAGACCGGCGTAGCCGTAGCTGACCTTGTACGTGACATCCAAGAGATTCGTAGCACGATCTTCAGGCAGATGCTTGACAACCTCGCGCTACAGAATGCAGGCAGGTACACTGCCGTTGAAGGACAGGTTAATCTACAGGACCTGATCGACAATAAGATAGGGGGAATCGTTCGCCAAAAGATGCCGAACGCTGTAGGCCGATTGGACACCCCAGACCTGAGCCAGTTTACCATACCAGCTATGGAGATGCTGACTATCCAACAGGAGAACCGTACTGGTGTGTCCCGGATGACACACGGACTGGACGAGAGCACACTGTCTAGCCACCAGACTGCTGCTGCTGTTAATCAGGTGATGAGTGCAGCTCAGGCGAAGATACAGTTAATTGCTCGTAACTTCGCAGAGACAGGCGTAAAAGAACTGTTCCTTGAGCTGTACAATCTTATTCGTGAGTACCAGACCAAGCCTGATCTGGTGCCAATAGCAGGACGCTATGCCGTAGTCAACCCACCCGAGTGGACTGACAGGCACGATGTCCACGTAACCGTAGGTATCGGTAACGGGAACAAGGACCAGCAGTTGTTCCATTTGAGCCAGATAAGCCAGATGCTTCAACAGGTAGGTGCTACTCCGTACGGGTACCTCATCACTGCCGAGAACGTATTCAACCTCGCCAGTGAATTCATCAAGAACTCAGGATACCAGAACCCTGTGAAATTCATTAGCAATCCGCAACAGGTACAACCGCCTGAGCCTAAGCCGGACCCGCAGTTGATTGCAGCACAGGCAGCTATGGTAACCGCTGAGTCCAACAAGGTATACAAGGGTGCCCAGAGCCAGAAACTCCAGAAGGAGACTGAGCTGGAACCCCAGAAGTTCGACTGGCAGAAGAAGAAGGATGCTGCCGAGGTAGGACTGGAAGCCACTCAAGAACGAGGGGTAGGTATAGGAAATGGAAAATAACCGAGGAAGGTAAATGAACGAAGTTCAGCAAAGGGGACAACACGCAGAGAGACTTCTGCAAGACCCCCTGATGGTGGAAGCACTTGAGGCAATCGAACAAACTCTTCGAGAGTCATGGGATAGTGCAACAACCACCGAAGTCAGGGAGGAACTGTGGTATACTCTAAAAGGTATGCAGCGGTTCAAGCAGTACCTTAGCCTTGCAGTTGAGCAAGGTGACTATGAAACAGCCCTGACGGAGAAAGCAAATGGAACGAAGTGAAGGACAAGACGCACCTACCCAAGAACAAGCACAACCCGGAGTCCTGAGCAGGGACCCGGATAAACAAAGTTTAGATCAAGCTGTAGCTCGCTTACTTAGGAAGCCAGAGGAGGAAACTCCCGAGGCCAAACCCAAGAAAGAACCGGAGCGCAAGCGACTCGAGGAAGCCGATGAGACCACAGAGGAATGGGTGGAAACGGAGGAAGAATCGGAGGGTGAGGTAGAGGACGATGAGTCTGATACTCAGACTGACTCAGAAGAAACCGAGGAGGAGTCCGAGGAAGAAACTGAGGAGCAAGAAGGCGAGCTTTACTTCTCTGTCAAGATTGATGGGGAAGAATACGAAGTATCCGCTGACGAACTCAAGTCAGGGTACCAGAGGCAGAAGGACTATACCAAGAAAACTCAGCAACTCGCGGAGCAACGCAAGCAGTACGAAGCAAAGCTCAACGAGATTACTGCATTCCAACAGGAGTTTCTCCAGAAGGCAACGATGGCAGATACGCTATTGAACCGGGACCTTGAGAAGTTCAAGAAACTCGACTGGGAGAAGATGAAAACCAGTGACCCTGTTGGATACGTGCAGAAGCAGATCGAGCTACGAGAGGTTCAGGACCAGCAAGCCCAACTCAGGCAGCAGGCCCAAACCGTCTGGGAGCAAGGTCAAAAGGCCGAGGCAGAGGAACGAGCACGGATGCTCGAGCAAGAGCGCGTTGCGGCGCTTGAAGCTTTTCCAGAATGGAAGTCCCAAGAGAAGGCATCAGCACACCAACTCAAGATAGTCGAGTACGCTAAGGCGCTAGGCTATGAAGAGGAGGAACTGGTGAACATCTCACGAGCCAAGGACCTGTTGGTGCTAGACAAGGCCCGCAAGTACGATGAGCTGCAAAAAGCCAAGAAGGGTATCACCCAGAAGTCCAAACCCACCATGCGGAAGCTGGTGAAACCGAAGGGTAAGCCTGCCAAGGGAGCAGCACAGAAGAAAGTAATGGCTGAAGCTAGTACTCGACTACGCAAATCCGGTTCAATAAGGGACGCTGCCGCACTCATGTACGAGATGCGGAATAGCAAAGTTATAACAAAACCTAAATAGGAATAGCTACAATGGAAACAAATACTTTTACTACCTACGATGCAGTGGGTATCCGTGAGGACCTGATTGATGTCATCTACGACATCTCTCCGACCGATACTCCCTTCGTCAGCAACGTAGCCTCTGGCAAGTCCAAGGGCACCTACCACGAGTGGCAGATCGACTCGCTGGCTGATCCCGAGGACAACCCCGTACCGGAAGGTGCGGACGCTTCTCAGGCTGCTGTAACTCCCACCGTCCGTGTAGGCAACTACTGCCAGATCAACAGCCGTGTATTCGGTATCTCTGGTACTGATATGGTTGCAGACAACGCTGGTCGCGGTGTTGAAATGGCATACCAAGAGGCCAAGAAAGGTCTCGAGCTTCGCAAGTCCGTCGAGTACACTACTGTATTCGTAAACAAGGGCTATGAGGCTGGTACTGGTGTTTCCCCCACCCGCGAGGCAGGTACAGTCCAAGCGTGGATTTCTACCAACTTCGTAACCGCTACAGACGGTGTTGCACCTACCGGTGACGGCTCCGATCCTAAGACGGACGGTGCTACTCAGGGTGCCTTCGACGAGACCCTGCTTGAGGAAGTGATCGACAAGATTTATCTGCAAGGCGGAAGCCCCGATATTATCATGGCGAACACCCAGCAGAAGCGTGTTATCACTAGCACCTTCCGTGGCTCTACCGACCAGAACCGTATGAGCACCGATGCCAAGCGTATCGTTAATGCTGTGGACTTTTACGAGTCCGACTACGGCAGTCTGTCAGTAGTTCCCAACCGTTACATGCCGCAGGATTGCGTGTACGTGCTGGACACTGATATGTGGGAGATCGCGTACCACCGTCCTTACCAGACTTATGATCTGGCTAAGACTGGTGACAACGAGAGCAAGCAGATGATTGTCGAGTGGACTCTGGTCTCTCGTCAGGAAGCTTCATCTGGTGCTATCTACGACCTCACCAACGTGTAAAGGAGAGGGGGCCGAAAGGCCCCCAAACCCCTATGGATAAGAAAACAGAGATACTAAAGGATTACAGCGGTAACCGTATTGTAATCAAGAATTCACTGGACTGTACCGAAATCTTACGAAATAACAAGGCAGAACAGACCAATCCCGTAGCCGACCTACGCTTCGGACGGAAGGTGGCTAGTGTCCCCACAGTTGTACTGGACGCATGGATTAAAGAGGGGATTGACTACCGTAAGATCGGTAAGGACCCTGAGATGAAGAAGAAGTTCTTCGCTAAACTGAATAGCCCCGAGTGGCGTTACTTCAAGACTACCACGGGGCATATTGGCTAACTTGATTAGGTGCCTTAATGCTAACAGAAACAGACAAAGGAGGCATCAGGGCTTCCATCAAACAGTGGTCACAGCGTAAGAACATCCCCGATGAGGTACTGAATGACTTCATTGAGATCGCTCTGACCCGTGCTACACGGGCACTAAGGATACCTTCGCTGGAGAGCTTTCAAACACTACCGATTAACTCCGATGGGTACGCCCAACTTCCGTACGACTTCCAAGAAGCCAAGGAAGTATATATCATTGTCAACGATAAGCGTGTCTTACTGGAGCGTAAAGCTATCAACGAGGTGGACTGGAACTACAACCGCTCCTCGGGTATAGCAGTACCTTGCTTCTTTGGCCGGTTCGGGAACTACCTCCGTGTAGCCCCTTGGAACGGTGCACAGGATGCACTGCTGAATCTTTATTACTACAACATTATACCTCCGATGCCTACCGATGATTCCACGAACTGGTTCACTCTGTATGCCCCGGAGGTTTTGCTTTATGGGGCAATGGTTGAGCTGTGTAACTACACCCGGGACATGGACGGGATGTCGGTATGGAACAGCAAGTTCAATGAAGCAGTAAACATTATACAGGGTGTCGAGGACCGTGCCGAGTGGCGGGGTAGCACCGTAGCTATATCACTGAAAGGGAGTACTCCGCGATGACAGGTTTTTACGAGGGCACAGGTGGGGCAATTGAGCCAGTACCCCACGATCTTAACTTCCACGATGACGTGTACATCACTGGCCCGCTGGATGGTCAGATACTTGTCTACAACGCAGACACAGGGCTGTGGGAGAACGCAGATGATACCGCTGGTTCGGTTGAACTCCAGCTTGGGCAGCTCACTGACGTTGACCTGAACACCCTCGCGGACGGGCAGGTGATTGTCTATCAGGCTACTACCCAGACATGGGTGAACGCTAGCCCTACAGGGGATGGTGGTGGTCCTATAGGGCTTGGTGAGCTGACGGACGTAACCCTGACTGCCCCTACCCAGAACGATAGGCTGGTATACGATGGTGGGCAGTGGGTCAATACTGGCTCTACCCAGTCCCTTGAGAACCCGGTTATCATCGGTGACGGCTCGACTGGTTCGGACGCTACCCTGATCCTGAACGCTGGTAATACAATTAACGAGGATACTTCGCAAGTTGAGTACCACGCTAATGGGATTGTGCAGGCTGTAACGGGTACTCAGGTTACTGATAGCGGTGACAGGGCTAGGTACTTCACTTCCGTGATGACTCCCGGGGCTAGTGAACCCACGCTGGTAAGCCTTATCTGGGCTAACCCGGATACTCCCACCCAGACTGAGTTCGCTCTGGCTAACAAGACCCAGTTCCGTATCTATGACGGGGAAGGGACTGCTGCCATCAACAGGACATTCGAGACCTTCGGTACTCAGGAGAACTCCAACGGTATTCGGGTAATTGATCCTACCTCTGGTGTATCCGGTGTACACAATGCGTCAACCTCTAGCTATAACGAGGTACGTGTCAACCGCCACGGTACATCCACAGCCGCTATAACCGCTAGGGCTACAAGTGCTGCTGACGGTGCTTACATCGACATTGACGGGTACCTCAACATTACCGGTGGGAATAATGGCGTTATCAAGAGGTCAGGTGTCAACAAGCTGAGCTTCGCTGACGCTACCGTTACGAAGATGAATGGTATCTGGGAAGCGGACTCAGGCTTACGTCTCGAGAACGTAGACAACCGATCACAGTACTTCGAACTGTCATGCGGTGTTATCTTTGGTGGTCTGTTCCTAGGCATGTCTCCCAGTTCGAACAACGCTGGGTTCCTGATTCGAGCTAAGTCCGCAGGTGGTGCTTTCTATGACCTCGTGGGTAGCGCAGGGGGTGACCTGACGTGGAGGAACAACCCAGTAGCATTCGCTAATGAAGTCGTGCAGAAGTCCAAGGTACGGGCGGCTCTGCTTAAGATAGCTGAACTCGCTGACCTCAACCCCCAGAAGATGCAGGACCTTGAAGATTACTTGACAGCAGAGGATATTTAAGAATGGCTGATTATGATGGACAGTGGATTGCACAGCTAAACCCTGCTGACCCACAAGGTACCGAGAAGAAGTCCCTCGGTGATAACGCAATACGGGAGATCAAACTAGCACTCAAGAACGCATTCCCGAACTCCCCGATAGGTGACCAGTACCAAGGTACACTGTCTCAGTTGAGTGACCTAGTGGCTAACACCAGCCTGCCTAGGGACCTCATCGTGGCATGGAAACCAAGCGGGGCTATTGGCGAGGGTCCTGTGGGCTGGACGGTATGTGACGGTCGTCCCCGTAAGACAGGTGGTGGCAATGCACCTAACCTGACCAATCGTTTCATAGCGGGTTGGGGACTGGCACAGCCCGGGCAAGAGGGTGGTAATGCTGAGATAGTTATCAAGAACGCTAACGGGACCCTTAAGACATTCACTACGTCCTCAACCGCGTTGAGTCGTTCACAGTTGCCTGACCTTAGCAACAGTATCTATATCAACGTGTCGAACTCCACCTCCTCGGATAACCACGTAGGTACATCCTATGTAGCCGGTGGTTCGAACTCAAGCTTCACACGGCGAGAGAATCCTATCGAGACTGATGGGTTGAATGGTCAGGGGCACTCGCATACCTTTACGATTGACACCACAGGATCAAACACGGGACCTAACGTACCCCCGTACTATGCAGTAGTTTTTCTGATAAAGGACTAACATGGCTTACCAAAGGACAGAGATTGTCGCGCCCAAGGGGATCAATAAGGACATCAGTCCCTATGAACTCCCCCCGGACGTATGGAGTGACGGGTCCAATATCAACTTCCGTAGGAACCGCACTAACAAGCAGCTCGGGTACAAGAACCCCTTCGAGCTGCAAGGTACGTCCATCCAACCCCTGTTCCTGATCTACTTCAGCTTGGGACTGGAGCCGTACTGGGTCTATGCCAGCGAGTCCACGGTGATGAAAACCAATGGCTCGGTGAACACTACACTGGCTACTGGGTTCAATGCTACCCGGGACTTCAACTGGAGTGGGTGCAACTTTAACTCCGTTCTGGTTATGAACAACAGGAATAACCACCCCCAGTACTTGCCAGAGGAGCCTGTATCTACTACGTCATACGATACGATGGTGGACCTCCCGTTCTGGGGCGACCCAGCGGATGACACTATCCTGCCCCCTAGTGGGGTATACCAGTGGGGTTCTAACTCCCGCTGTGACGTGATACGTCCGTACAAGAACTACCTGTTCGCTCTGAACTGCTGGGACGATGTAGGGACCCACTACCCGAACATGGTACGGTGGAGTTCCCCTGCCCAGTTGGGTGACGTACCCCCGAGCTGGGACCCTACCTCTCCCTCGGAGCAGGCTGGCCTGTACGCACTGGCTGACACCCCGGGACGGGTACTGGACGGGATGACACTGGGTGACTACTTCGTTGTCTACAAGACCGACAGCGTGTGGTTGCTTCAGTTCATTGGTGGGGACTTCAACTTCTCATTCCGTAAGCTGTTCAGCGATGACGCTGGTATGCTGACCAAGGAGTGCGTAGCTGAGTTCGATGGTAAGCACTTCGTCCTGTCGAACACTGGTGCCTATGTCCACAACGGAGCAACCAAGCAAGAGATCATGGACCCGTGGGTACGGGATGAGTTCTTCAACACAGTGGATGAGGAGCAGCTTAAGAATGCTCGAGTAGTAGCGGACCACGGTAACCATGAGATATGGGTGTACTACACTACGTCTGAATCTCAGACTGGCTGGTGCGATAGGGCACTGGTATGGAACTGGGACTTTGCTAGCTGGTCAATCCGTGAGCTTACTGGTATCTCCTACATTGCTGAGGGCAAGACCAAGGGAGCGTTCGAGGTAGAGGACCCCACTTGGGATACCGATAATGAGATGTGGGAGGACGACATCACTATCTGGAACTCGGATACCTCGTCCAACCCGGATACCCTGAAGCTGATGCTAGCGTCATATCCTGACACGTTACTATACCTGAACGAGTCCGACAACAAGCAAGCTGGTCAGACGATGACTGGGTGGGTGGAGCGCATAGGTATTGACTTCAATGATGACCATGACTTCAAGTACCTGACTAGGGTGATACCTCACATCACTGGGGTACTCCCGGTGACCGTGACTATCTTCTCATCCAACACACAGGTAACCCGACCCACAGGGCAGCTACAGGCTACCTTCGATCCTGAACAGGACTGGGACGTGGACTGTCACGTTACTGGTAGGTACATCGGTATCCGATTCTCATGCGATGGTGAATTCCAGTTAGATGGATACACGCTCGTATGGGAGAAAACAGGGCAGCAGTAATGGCTAAAGCTAAGCTCAGGTACGTACCTCAGCCCAATATACCTGACGATGAACAAGGGAGGATCAAGTACTTAAGTGATGAACTTAACAAGATCGCGTTCCAGTTTGAAAACGGTACTTCGGCGGGTGGAGGTACAGATGACATATTTGCTGGTGCGGGCACAGTTGGTCTGGTACCTGATCCGATTACAGAGCAAGCGTGGTTCCTCAGGGATGACGGGTCATGGGCAGCAGCCGCTGGACCAGCAGGCCCACAGGGTCCTCAGGGACCGGAAGGTCCCCCGGGGTCAAGCGGACCGCAGGGTCCTCAAGGTGAGGTAGGACCTAGGGGTCCACAGGGTATTCAGGGTGTTCAGGGTATTCAGGGACCAGAGGGTCCTCAAGGCCCCATAGGACCCAAGGGAGACCCGGGCACTGACGGTGCGGATGGTGCAGAAGGACCAGAGGGTCCAGCCGGTAATCCGGGTCCACAGGGACCTCCCGGGGTAGACGGTGGTGGTAACACTGATGTAACCATTACCCAGCCCGGTCACGGGTTCATTGTACTCCAAGCCATACGGTGGGACGGTAATGAATTCGTACTGGCACTGGCAGATACCAAGGAGACCACAGCACTAGGTATAGTGGTACAGGCAGTGGACGCTGATACTTTCATCTACAGTATCACGGGTAGGTACCAGTATCCGCATGGTCTCCAAGAGGATGAGTGGTACTACCTCTCGGATACAATACCCGGTGCCGTAACGGGCATTGAACCGGACATCAGCCAGCCCCTGATCTATGCTGAGGACGAGAACTACTTCAGCGTGTACCCGTACCGACCCAGTTACCCGACTGACCTCGATGTCCCTATCTTTGAAGGGGCAGGTAGTACTGGTCTCGTACCGGACCCTATCACAGAGACAGGTAAGGTCCTCTCGGATTCGGGTGAGTGGATAACTGCACAGGCTGGGTACGCAGAACTTGATGGGGGCTTCGCTAATGCAGTGTACCTCTCAACACAAATAGTCGATGGAGGCTTTGCCTAATGGCATCAATCATACAATGGAGAAGGGATACCGCAGCTAACTGGATAGCGGCTAACCCTATCCTTGCACAGGGTGAAGCTGGCCTTGAGCTTGACACTGGGTACTGGAAGCACGGTGATGGTGTTACTGCGTGGGTCGATCTCCCGTACACTGGCACTGGTCCTGAAGGTCCTATTGGTCCTCCCGGTCCTGATGGTCCTCAGGGTCCTGTAGGTCCGGGTGTAGCTGGTGGTGGACAGGCAGGACAGGTACTGACCAAGGTAGATGGGACTGAGTACAACACGGTCTGGGCTGACGCACCAGAGAACATACCCCTCCCTCCCGAGGACACTACTCCGTACTCAGGTGTCAACACTGGTGGGGTATTCTCGTGGGCCAAGGATAACCTGAACAACCTGTCCAACGTAGACGTAGACTCAGCAACACAGGGCGAGTATCTGTACTACGACGAGGCGACCTCAACGTGGAAGTCCAAGATTTCTGTATCGGCACTGGGCATCATCGAGTTCGATTACCGGTGGTCAAATGCTCCTAACACTACCCCGTCTACTGGTCAGATAAGCTCGGACAACGCTGACCCTGCACTGGTCACCACGATATACGTCAACGAGACATCCAACCCCGGCAAGGACCTGTCCCTGTTCTGGGACAACATATCGGCTGGGGACTGGCTGAACTACAACGCTCCGGGTGCTGCTGATGTACGCAACTCCTATGACGTGACTGGGACACCTGTAAAGACCGGCGAGGTGTATGCTATCCCTGTCACTGTTTTCAACGTGACCCCGTACCTCCCGGGTAACAACAACCAAGTCTCGATATTCCTTCGCTTCGGTGTAGAGGCAGGTGGAGTGGGTTGGGAATACGTACCCGGTACCAGTGAGGCTGACCTCCAGAACACTAACCCCGGATTCGTGGGTATCGGTCTAAACCCACTTGCTCGGCTCCATGTAGACCAGATTGCCCGCATCAGTCGGAATAACTTGCAGGCAGGCTTGCAGATGGTCCGCGTAGTGGCCCCAGACGCTACAGGTGTCTTGGATGGTGCTGAGTTGGCCCGTATAGACCTGCGGGGAGGATGGGGGACAACTACCTCGACGGGTGCCAGAATCTCTGGAGTAGCCTCCGAGAACTGGACCGAACTCAGCAACCCGGCAGATATTATCTTTTCCACTACTCCGTCAGGGTCAGCGGCACCCGTTGATGTAGCTCGGATTACCAAGGACGGTAAGCTGGTTGTTGGTCCAACGACTCCCAATGCGCTATCGCGCTTTACTGTAGTCAATGACAGCTCCTCTGGTATTGGTGGTGCTGCTGCCTTCGGCATCTCCTCGCAGTCCTTCGGAACACAGAACTCGACCTTCAACCTTATATCTG